GGGCCGAAGCCCCACACTAAATTAATTATTAACTTACTGCCGCGCTAAACGGTGTTGCTGGTGTACCAGTACAACCAGACTCTACATCAACTTTCCATTGAGTAGAACTAATTGCAGTACACGTAACTTTTGCAAAAGTTACACCACCAGTTGTACTACCATTTAAAGTAATAGTGTCTGATGCTGCAACAGTTTCAAAACCAACCATGTTGTCAGAAGAGTCGTCAATAAATTTTGCGCTTCCTACCATAACATCGTTAGAGTTTGCAACTTGTACAACAAAATCTCCAGTCTTAGTAATTGATGCAAAAATTTCAAAACTTGCACCTATGTTACTTAGATTGTTTAGATCTGCTCCTGGTCCTGCAACTGCAGAATCAGAGTTAGCATTAATCGCTGGCAATGTGTAAGTTACTGCTCCAGCAGCATTATTATGTACAATTCTTCCCGCATGAGAAGCAACTGTTAATGATGTGCT